TTATACGAAGTGAAAACGCCGAAATAAAAGAGCCACCGCTCTTTGAAGTTTATCGACTCCGCCAAGCATTGGCGCGGTTAGCAAGGAAAAACTTAGTAGCACTGCCAACGCTATACCTACGACCGCTGTCCTCGATGCACCACTGAAAGAACGAAAATAATTCCGTTTAGCTTCGTTGCTTTCTGTCTCCGCCTTAATACTTGCTATCACGTAAGCAGCATCCATTCCCAATATTTCTGCAATCTTGAAACAAGCGAAATCATCAGGAATTGATTTCCCAGAATAATACCTACTCAAATTTGTTTCGCTCAAACCGATTAACTCGGAAAGCTTGTAAGTGCTTGATATTTCAAGCTTTTTCTTACAATCATCTAAAAGTTTTTGAACAATCATATTCATTTCTCCCGTGAAAAGACTTATACACCACTACTTACTGCTTGACAAGGTTACATTAGTGACAGTATTCTGCGCTCACTACATACATTTCTGTAAGTAGACAACACTAAGGAATCTTGAACCATGAAATTAAACGTCATAGGAATCAAACGCATCAAAGGTGATAAATCAAAAGCTGGCAATCCATACGACATTTGTTCCGTATTTGCCCTCGTTCCAATCGAAGTATCTTCAAACGAAAAAATGACAGTCACAGGCAAGGGCTATGAAATTGCAGAAGTTCCATACGAGCCTGAATTATTCGACACTGCAAAATTCCAATCTTTGCAACTACCACAATTATTAGAGCTACAAATGGATAGTCGTCCACGTTTTGGTCGTTTTGAAAGTATCTGTGTTGGTTTCGAAGTCATCACCAAACCAACCCAAGAAGCTACCCGTAAAGAGTACGAAAACGTACAGCAAAAATCGTAATTTCTCGCCCTCGCATTTTGGGGGCGACTTTTTCTAACGGATAGTAACACTAGTCCATTCACTGCCAAATTGGCAGCTTTTGAAAGTTAAAGAGGTATGAATAATGAAATTTTCATCGATTGGGTCACCGCTTCTCAACTCCATTCACAAGGCGGTCTCCCTATCCTCTCTGGCGGCGTCCTCGTTCAATATGACGGCCAAGGCGTTCCACGTTATGAGCGAAATCAGTCCGCGAGCTTTGAAGGAAGCTATGAAAGCCGAATTCGTATTGGATGTGATGGTTTCCGTGTTTCCGTATCAGGCAACGTCGGTCGTTTTTCTCGCAAAAACAACCTTTACAACTTTGGATGGGAAGATACAAAAAAAGCAATTAACCGAATACTCACTGATATTGGCCTCCCAATTTTTACAGCTTCAGAAGGTTTCGAAGGGTCAACAACGTTCAGGCGTGGTGCAGTTGTGTCACGTCTGGACGTCACCTGTAACTATGCAACTGGTTCCGAAAACATCGCTCGGGCTGCCATTACATACCTTGCAAGTAAGTCATTAAGCCGTATGAAAAAAGGACATTCGGGTAGTGATTCAGTTTGGTTCGCCAACACTAGACACATGCTAAAAGCGTACATCAAGGCTTCTGAAATGCTCGCACATGGTTGCGACAAGGAAGACCCAAGTTATTTATATGCACTTGAACAAGGATTATTGCGTGTTGAACTTGAACTAAAAAAACGCTTTCTATCGGATGAAAAAATGAACGATTGGGCAGACATTACACAAGAGAAGTTAGAAAACTTGTTCCATGAAAGCACATCTTTGCTTAAGGGAATTGATACTAATAGCGACATTTTTACAATTGACGACTTACCTAGTAAGTCACGAATTTACGCTTCTGCTTGGTTAGCTGGTCAAGATATTCGCACCCTACTCCCTGAACGCACATTCTATCGTCAAGCAAAAATACTACGCGAACACGGCATCGATATTACCGAAAAACGCAACGTGAAACAGTTTCCCGTAAAAGTTCGTTTCTTAGACCTTAAACCAACTGTTGCACCTGAATGGTATCAACAAGAAAATAAATATACAGATTTAAGGCTAGTCGCTTAGTGCTCTGCCTCTCTCAAATAGATTCAACCACTTATCAGGTCGCAACACCGCAACCTGAAACTTACACGGCTTGCACAGCAATACTTGCAAGTCCTACAGACTTTAGCAATCAGATATTCAATATATCTGCTGCCGAAGGGCTCCAGTTATCTGCTGCAATCGTAGCAGTCTGGGCAATCGGTTTTGTTGTCCGAATGGGCATCAGAGCCACAAATATAGACGAAAAGGAAACATCATGACCGAAGCATTAGCAACAATCGCAACAGCCGCGAGTGGTACGGCTGCAATCGCTGGCGCAGTATTCGCATTAATCGTAGGTATCAAAGTATTCAAATGGGCTGCACGCGCACTGTAATTCGTTTGATTTAGTCACAAAATTTAAGCCTAAGTCCTGCGTAAGTTCTTAGGCTTTCTTCATTTTAAGGGGTTGAAAATGGGTATATTTGTAATGATTGCTGTGTTGGGGTCTGTATGGCTTGCTTTCAGCGTTTAATCGTATTATTTCTGCTTTCAATAAGTTTTAATGCGCATGCTACCTATGACGCCGAAGTTGTTTATTACATAAATACGCAACCTCCGCTTTATTCGGGCGCTGTTGCAGCTTGTGATGGATATATTTCTGTAAAGAATCTAACAGTTGTAAATGGTCGTCAATGGCAAAAGTCTGTTGGTGAATCCGGCACCTCAGTCTGCAAGGCATATTTAAGGGATTCGTCAAATTCAGTTTGGGATTCATTCAACTTCACGATAACTAAAGCTGGTAAATGTGGCACTGTTGTTACCCCTAATAACTTCTTTTGTGCTGGTGACCCTCCGCCTGTATGTACTGCTGGTCAAGTGATTTCGTCAGGTGTCTACGCTAATGGCTCCAGCCCTTTAACGCCATTTCCAAACATTGTGTGTGCTGGTGGCTGTGTCGCTACATTTTCGGGCGTGTGGCCTGATAGTCGAAGCTGTGCAAATGACACCTGCACCTATTACGCAAAAGGCAACTTTGCTAAAAATGGCTCAACTTGTTCTGGTGGTACGTCTGCACCTCCTCCATTGTTATCTGTTCCTATGTCTCCTGAACAGGCAGCACTTAAAGCCCTGCAGGATGCGCAACAAGCCGCTTTTGATGCTGCTCTAGCTGCCAAACGTGCCGAAGATAAAGCCTTTAATGACGCTCTAGCCGCAAATGCTGGTAGTAAAGCTTCTGCCGCTGCTGCTGCTAAATCTGCATCTGACAAAGCTGCTGCTGATTCTGCTTTAAAAGCTGCCGAAGCTAAAGCTGCTGCCGCTAAAGCTGCTTCAGACGCCGCTGCCGCTGACGCAATCAATAATGACCCTAATGCAACGCAAGCTCAAAAAGATGCTGCTACTGGATTATCGGGAATTTCTGGGGCTGCTTCTTCCGCCGCTGCTGGTGCTGCTGCTACTGCTGCGTCAACTGCTGCCAGTGCCGCTGCCGCTGCTGCTACTGCCGCTGGTAATGCTGCCGAAGCTGCTAAAGCAACCGAACAAAAAACACCTGAACAGCTTTGCGCTGCTTATCCAAACGCCCCAGCTTGCCTTGTGCATACTGCCGATGCTGGTTTTTGTGTCGCTGGCAAACTGGCTGGCTTCAAATGTGGTGGTGATGCTATTTCTTGTGAGGCGACTAGAGTTCAGCAAGAAGCCTTCTGTGCAAATCTTCAAACCGATGGTTTAAATGACTTTGGCACTTCATTAATCAACCAAGAAAAAACATTTACCAGTGATGTTGGTTCTTTTGATAATCCTACACAAATTCAAGTCGGACAAATTAACAGTTCTTCATTTCTTCCTAAGGCTTGTTTGGCTGATTTGAACTTTCAGATTGTCGGCCAAAATATTCCGTTACCACTATCGAAACTTTGTACCGGTCTCGAAATAGCTGGTCGGATTGTCAAATATTTCGCTTATATGATTGCTATAAAAATCATCTTTTCTTAAGGGGTTATTACTATGTTCGCATTACCTGTTATCGCAAGAATTTTAACCATGGGCGGCTCTGTTTATCGCCTTGCTATTACTGCTCTTATTGGTGCTTTTGGTGCTGCACTTCCTGAAATTATAAGGCGTGTTCTTTTTTCCTTTGGCATAGGTGCTGTTGTTTTCCTAGGTATGGGCGCATTGCTTAATCAACTTGAAACGCTTGCCTTAGGTGAGCTAAACGGCATGGGTGCAATGGCTCTGCAAATTGCAGGTATTTTAAACATCGATGTTGCTTTTAATATTGTCACTTCCGCATATGCAATCAAATTAAGTATTCGTAGCATGGGTAATGTTGCAGCGCTTAAACAAGTTGGCTTAAGGTCTGCGGGTTAATTATGCTGCATCTAATCACAGGTAAGAAGGGTAGCGGAAAAGGGCTTTATTTGCTCTCTGTTGTTGAGCAACGCCGAATTAAAGAAAACAGAAAGGTTTATTATCATGGGATTCCTGACCTTAAATTGGATTGGACTGAAATCGACGACCCAAAGCAATGGTTCACGCTTCCGCCTAATTCGATTATTGTTTTGGATGAAGCTGATTTGTATTTTCCTGTCCGTCCTAATTCCAGCGCAGTACCTGACTATATTTCTATGTTCAAGTTTGACCGTAAAACTGGGCTTGATATTTATGTCGCTACGCAAGACCCGACATTCATAGATAGCTTCGTTAGAAAGTCATCTGATATTCATTATCATTTGATGCGTAAATTCGGCGACGAAGTTTCAGTGTTGCACCAATTCACTACAGTTCGTGATGATGTAGCCAAAAACCGTAAAGACTCAATTTCTAAAGATTTCCATTTTCCAAAGGAATATTACGGCTCTTATACATCAGCTGAAATTCACAACATACCTAATCACACACCGTTTAGGTATTACCTTAAATTCATCATACCAGTCATTGTTATTGCCTTATGTTTTGCAGCTTATTATTTCTTTAACAAAGCAATTCATAAAGGTGAAAAAACCATTAATGACAATAAAACCGCTATGCAAACTGCAACACAATCATCTGGTCAATTTAATAACAATTCATCAGGTGGAATGCATAACGAAAAACTCTCTCAAGCTGACGATCTGTTGAACTATTATCGAATTAGTACGCCACGATTACCAAACTTAGCTTTAACGGCTCCAAAGTATGATGAAGTCACCAAGCCAGTTGTTGCGCCTGTTCCTGCTGCCTGTATCGCGTCAAAGAAGAAATGCGACTGTTACTCCCAGCAAGGCACTAAAATGACCGTAGAGGACACTTTCTGTCGCTCTGTGGTCGCAAATGGGTACTTTGTGGACTTTGACAATACAAAAGGCTCTGCGCAGCCTAACATCAATAAAGCAGGGGATGGGATGCAATCCCATGTAGACAGCAATAAAACCGCCGTAAATGAAGAACCCACGCGGTATATAGAGCCTCGGCTTTAACGACTGCCACTTCGCGCCTTATAGACTGATTTTAAGCTTTTGTGTTTATGGTTAGGTGGCGTAGAGGCAGCTTGCTGCCTCCTAGCCACTAATCCCAAAACACTGACATTAAAAAACCCTATGACGTGAATCATAGGGTTTTTTGTTGTCAATGCCCTGCTCTACTTTGCATAACCGTCCATTATACGAAGTAATGGTGTATTTAATAATGTTCCGCATTTACCTATATTTTATATGTAACTGTTCACGTTAAACCCTTTTATAAACAAACCAACTTACTTATAGCCAAAAGGCAAATATATAACTATATTTTTTTGAAATTTAGTGTGGTGGTAATGCTAATTGCAAATTTTGCACGCTGCCCAATATAACCAGTGTTGATATCATAATAAACATCCAAGCTACCATTCCCGCAGTTAGTACCGCACCGAACATGAGAATGGCGTGACCTTTATCTTTTAGTCGAAATATCACTGGAATACCGTAGTAGATTAGCCCAACTGTGGCCATTAGGGCTGTCAACATTACAATCACATTGAGTATCACATTGGGGATAAATAGAAATATCGGGGCCATCCATAATGGTGTCGGAGCAATTGCTGCGAGCGTGAACGCATCACGATAACTAGGGTGAATTTCCGCCACCTCCGCAAGTTGTCTAATAATGACGGCCATCACTGGCACAACTATCAATTCAATTATAAACAAAATGACGGCCACCAAAAGCAACTTCTCACCCGTTAAAAAGTGAATAAGGTGTTGTCCATATATATTGCCCGCAAGATATATCATTAATGGTGGTAACAGCGAAAATGGAACAACATGCGCCAAATAAAGCTGAGGGATAGAAGGCTTAGCGTGCACTAAATGGCTCCAACCTTTAACAGGTGACCAGAATAACCAAAACAAATTTAACGGGTTCAT